AATAACTTATTAAATAAATGGACAAATTCAAATGTAAATTATAGAGGCAATGAAAATGAGTTGGAAAACACAAGATAAAAATGAAGCAATAACGACAGATGAAAAAACAAAAGGAACTTTTGCAATAGGAAGAGAAGCATATCTTGCTAAAAGAAAGATAGCACAAGAGAGAAATAAGAATTTTCTTTGTGTTGGTATTTGGGGAGCACCTAAATCAGCCAAGTCAGGATTAGCAGCAGATATACTAACTGAAGAAGATATCAAAAATGGCATGCATGTATTTGTATGGGATTACGATAACAGATTTATTGATGTTAAAAGAAATCACTATGCTAATGTAGAGAACCTAGTTGTCTTCAATCCTATTGAGAGACATCCTGATACTCTAGTTGACATTAAGGCTACAAAGCACAATGCAGAAATGCATTATCAAGAGGCTATGTCTTTCTTAGAACAGGGTAAACTAAAAGCAGTAATTGTAGATGGTGCAGATAAGTTTCTAACTGATGTATGTGAAACATATATGAGAATTAAACATAATCTAGATGCAGATACAGTGATTAAACAATTACCATTTGTATGGGGAGACAGAAATACTCCTTACAAGAACTTCTTACATAAGAAGATATTAGAGATGGATTGTCATAGAATAGTAATTGCTCATTCTAAAGATAAGTATGTAGATGGTAGTCCTGTAGGCACTATTGCTAATTGGCATGAAAGTACGGAAGATATCTTTACTTCGACTATTAAAATGGATAGAAGAATGAGTAAAGGTAATGCTACATTTACTGCATTGATAGAAGCATCTGCAACAAAGCCGGAATTAATAGGCACAAGACATATTGTTTTGACTATTGAAAGTGGTAAGGTGAATTGGAAAGGATTAGAAGTTTTGAAGAAGGGAGAACTATGAAATTTACAATTTCTTCAAAAGTATTAATAGAAGTGTTAGAATCAATTATGATGAAAGGAAAGTATTTTCAAAGTGAAGGTGCTAAGAATGGATTTTTAACTAACTATGCAGTTCTAGATATTAGAAGTGCTTCTAATCAAATGGAGATATACAATGCTGATACGAGTACTGCTTGTATGGTGGCAACACCAATTACAGGTGATATAGAAGAAGGTCAATGTGTAGTTGATATTCTAAAGACTATTAGTTATCTGAAGCCATTTAATTCAGAAGTTTCTCTTACTATTGGAGATTATATTACTATAGAAGATAGTAGAGATGGTGTAAATAAAAAGGCTACATTACCTAAAGTTTTAACACACGAAGGTATGGGTTTAATTGCTAGAATGATTAGTTTTACAAGTTCTTGGAACTATAATGATGTTACTTCAGAATTACCTACGTTTAGTAAAACAACTTTTGATACTTGTGTACAAGTACTAGCATCGGACTTAGTTCCTGTTGCTAAATCATGTGAAGTTGTTGGAGTAGCAAAATATAAGTTTGATTTCAATGAAGATGTATTAACAATATCTAGTATGAAAACAGATGTAGAGAAATACGAAGGTGGTTTAACACCACTTGATTATACAGGGTGGGCTGAAGCCACTGTAGAGTTTACAGGAAACTTTCACAAGTTTCTTAATGGTTTAGTTAGAATATACATGAAAGACGATGCACCGATACTAATGGTGTGTCAGAATAGAATGTTATTGAAAGCACCATATTTATCGGGTTGATATTATGATTATAAATAGGTTAAAAGAAGGAATTGGTCTTAGATGGCGTAATGATTTCGGTAGTCGCCAAGAGTGCATTGTTCCTTTTGGTGAGTACCAACCTTATTTTTATATTAAAGCAAATGAAGAACAACCAACTCAACTTATCATTGGTGATAAATGGGGTAGGTTTCCGGTGGAACTTAGTTATCATACAGGAGACTATTATAATTTAAACGGTGAACAATTAACTAAGGTAACTTGGACACCAAATAATTCAAACCATATAAGGAAACTAAAGGATTGTTTCAACTATACATATGAAGCAGATGTTGCTTTTCACTATAGATTTTGTGTAGACGAATTAGAACTATTGCCGGAATATAACTTGAACAAATGGTATTGGGATATGGAATGGATACAAGGTGGTGATTATGATGGGGCAATCACTTGTATTTCATTTTATGATTCATATAAAAAAGAATGTGAAGTGTTGTGGTGGAGTCCTACTAAGATTGAAGTTGAAGGACATAACAAACACTTTAATTCTGAAAAGGCAATGTTACATTATTTTCTTAATGTTATAGAAGATGAAGACCCTGATATGTTAATCTCATGGTTTGGTTGGAAATTCGATTTACCTAAATTAATTGAAAGATTAGTAGTAAATGATATAGACCCAAGAGACCTGTCTCCTTTTCAACAAGTAACAGGTGTAAATTGGTCTTCTAAAACATCTAAAATTAATTTAAATAATAATGTTGTTAGTAACTATTCGCCAATTAGTCAACCTATTAAGGGAAGAATATGTGTTCCTTTAGATTTAGCATTTGAAAGACAATGGAATGATTCTCAAAGAGGTACATTACCATCAATGGCTTTAGACTATGTAGCAGAATTAACATTAGGTGAGAAGAAACTTGTTAGTGATAGATTTCCTGATAAGAATGAATTTTTTCAAAGGGGTTGGTTAGAAGATACTCAACGTTATTTAGATTATGCTAAAGTAGATACTGAATTATTAGTTAGAATAGATAATGAAATGTATATTACAGAATCTATTTTAGCCCTACAAAGACTACTAGTTGCTCCTTTTGATGCTTGTTTCTATGCAAGTAATATGGGTGGAATATATTTCATGCGTAATGCCTCTTGGAAAGCCCCTACGGGTAAGAAAGAAGAAAGAGTAAACTATGACGGTGCAATGGTATATGACCCCTTGAGTGAAGGCACAAACGGTCTTCATTTGGGAGTTGCTGCATTTGATTTTGCAGGTCTATATCCGTCTATGATGATAGCAAGAAATATTTCATGGGAAACTAAATCAGATGAGGAAACAGAATTTGGTGTAAATATTAAAACACCAAAAGACTTTTCGGAAGTATCTGAAAAAGATATGAGATATTATAAAACTGATAAATTAGGATTATTACCAAAAGCCGTATTAGAATTAAAGGTTTTACGAAATAAATATAAAAAATTAATGAAAGAATCTAAAAATAAAGAAGACTACAATAAATGGAATAGTAATCAATTAGCAGTGAAAAGATTATCTGCTTCCTTTTATGGTATCACTGCTTATCAAGGGTTTGGTTGGGCCGATGTAGATTTAGCGGCTAGTATTACTGCTAGTGCTAGAGAAGCAATTAGGTCTGCTGCATTTAAGGTGAGGGAATTATAATGGCTAGAACAGATAAAAGTAAACCAATAAGAAGAGAATGTACAGTTTGTCATAAAACATTTAGATTAGCAAAAAGAGATGTAAAAAGATGTGCCACTTGTGCTCGTAAAGCAAGGGAGGCTAGAGAAAATGGCAAATCTCTTTGAGAATAATATATGTTTTTATATTCTTTTAATTGTATATAGTTTATTAGTTTGGTCTATTAGTAGGAAATATTCCCATGAAGAAATATATCTTGTAGATAATAAGGAGGAAAAGAAATGAATAGATTTAGATTAGTAAGTGTTAAACATGCAGAGTATGAAATTTATAAGGGTATGTTGGTTAATAAAAGAGTAGAACCTATTCAAAGAACAATGCAAGATATCTACAATAGAGTAGTACCAAAGGGTGATAAAGTAGCCCTTAAAAGATGGAATACTGCAATACAGAATGTAAAGCAGCAAATGGAAAATAAAATGGAAAATAGAAAACAATATTTACCAAAAAACCACGTAGATGGAGATGACACATAATGGAAATACAATGTATCGTATGTGGCAATACCTTTAATTTACGTGGGGGTGTTTATGGTCAATCTACGAAACGTTGTGGTAAATGTTATTTAGAATGGAAAAAAGAAATAAGGAGGAAAAAAAATGATAAGAAAATGTACTAGAAAGGATTGTAATAAGGCTATGTTTATGCATGGTGAATGTTATCATCATTATTTTATAGCGTGGGGTAAGTAACATGTTAATGTATAGTTTATCATTATTAGGTGGATTTGCATTAGCAAAATGGGCAGTACCTAGAGTACCTTCTTTGAAAACAGAGAAATATCATTTACATCATTGGATGTGGTCATCAGCAATACTCATAGGTTTTATGTTTATTACTGTTACAGATATTACTATTGGTTTATTTACAGGTATTGCTTTACAAGGTTTAACCTACAAAAATTGGGGGATTATACAATGAAATGTAATATATGTAACGTAGAACAAATAAAAACAATTCGCTTACAAACAATATTTCCTTACGGAACAGTTTGTGGCGATTGTATTCAAATAGGCGTTAATATGTTAGCAAAACATAGGGGAATAGAAAATGACAGTTGAACCTACAGACTTATTATTATACACTTCTTGTTGTGCAGGTTTATGTTTTTTAATATGTGTAGGATATATTATATTAGAAAATTTAAGAGTAACATATAAAATTATTCAAGATGGAGTTGAATGGCCTTGAAAGTAGTTTACGGACATACAGATTCTATCTATGTAAAGATAGATAGTATAGAAGAATCAAAAAAAACCTTAAGCATTCTAAATGAACACGTTAGAGAAAGTTTTCCTAATGTTCTTGGATTAGATGAACACCCTGTTGTTTTAGAATTTGAAAAATACTTTCATAGTCTAGGAGTAGGAGTTACTAAGAATAGAAATGCCGGATTAATAACTTGGAAAGATGGTAAAGACCTAGAAGAAATGGAATTTACTATGACAGGATTTACTGCAAAGAGAGTTTCAGAAACTAAGTTAGCAAAAGATGTTCAAATTAATACATTGAAAATGTGGGCTGAAGGAAAAACAGAAGAAGAAATTAGTGGCTATCTTAATGACAGATATTATCAAGTACTAAACGGAGAAATACCTTTATCTGAAATTACTAAGAGAAGTAGATATAGAGATGTTAGATTTCAAGTTGAATGTAAAACATGTAAGAAAACTTCTAATCTTAATACACTTGTAATGTCTACTTGTTGTAGTTTACCTAAATTACAAACTATAGAAGGTAAAAATGTAACAGTAGGAGCAGGAATTGCAGGAGTATTATTTTATAATAACATACCAACTAATGTTCCAATTACAGATTCTTATTTATACTGTAAAATTAAAGAAAATAGTAATAATAAGTTTACACACCCTGTAACTCAACAGACTATCATAACAACATGGTATTCTGCAAACAACGAAAAAGAAATAGAACTATTTTTGAAATCTTCACGTAGTTTTATTGATTGGTTTTATTATGCCAATACTGTAGTGAAGAAAGCAGAGCCTATTTATTTAGCAATGGGTTGGAAAACTGCTAATATATCCAAAGATAAAAAACAAAAGAATTTAGATGAGTGGTTTTAATGGCAAGAAGTAGTAATACAAACGAATATACATATCAATGGGTAGCAGATACTTATGGAGACAAGGATTTACCAATATTAAAGATTACTAAATCTTCTTTTGGGTCATTTCAATGGTGTCCTAAGAAATATCAATTTAATTATATAGAAAGATTACCTCAAGATACAACAGAAGCAATGTATAAGGGTACTATTGTACATAATGCTAGAGAAGCATTTTTTGATGACTTTGATATTGCTAAGGCTGAAGAAATGACACACTCAGAACTAATTAATTACTGTTTAAGTCTTCATCCGATTGATGATTATACTGAAATGTATGAAACTATGGCTATTTTTGAGGCTAATAGGTTTTTAGAAGCCAAAGAAGATAATAATACTCAAGATTTTATACCTGTAGTAAATGAAGTTATGTTAGATGCTAAGTTTACTATAGGACAACATGATAATCCTAAATTTATCTTAAAAAGAGATTATACTGTACATCTTCAAGGTATTATTGACCGTATGTTTTATGAAGACGGTTCTTATATTCCTATGGAGTTAAAAACAGGTCTGTGGAAAGACTACAAAACAACAATGATGAGAAAAGAAATGGCCTTTTACAAATTACTGTTTGAGAATGCTTCTGATGAATTATTAGAAAGTGCAAACTTAGATAGAAATATACCAATTACACATTGGGGATGGTATTACCCTGCATCCAACTATTTACATATGGAAAAGATGAAACAGAGTAGTATTACATCAGTAAAGAAAGGAATAGCAGAATTAATATACGCATATGAACACGGAGTATTCCCAACTAAATACTTTGCACGAACATGTGCTTCTTGTAGTTTTTTTGGGATATGTGATGCTGCTAATACGGAGAGTTGGTTATGAGAATAATATCTAGAATAATATCAAGTACAAAATTATGGAGAAATAAAAATGATAGAAGAAAAAATTAAACAATTATTAAAAGAACGAAAATGGACATTTGCAGATTTTCAAAATATGCAAGGTATAATTGATGAGTTTCAATTAAAACTACAGGATTCAATGACGATAGGAGAACAGTTAGAATTTATATTTAACAAATCTATTTATGCTCAGTCTATGGAAATTAGTGAACAAATAATAAATAATGAAAAGGTTAGTGTAAACCCACCATTAATGTTAAATGTTTTTCCCGATGAATGGGATTTTCAAGATATATTTTCTAGGACAGTCTCAGAACATTTAGATGTAACAATAGCAAATGTACTGAAAGAAGAATTAATGAATGCAAATATAAATTTCAATAAGGAGGTTGAGAATAATGAAGTTTCCAAGAACAGTGTGGTCGGGAAGTCATCTAAAAGGGGCAAGACAGTTCCCAAGAAGAGTGATGCACTCAAAAAGTGAATTTATTGAATGGTTTAATTTACACAACGGTATAATGAACTGTTATACTACAGTGTATGATTTTTCCGAGTATTCAGAGTCAATACAATTAGACCATAGTGTTATATTAGACAGAATGTTTTTAGATTTTGATGCTCATGACAAACCACTTATAGAAGCATACAATGATTATGATAAACTAAGAGATTATTATATAGAACAGGAAATTAAGTTTGATTCATTCTTTAGTGGAAAAGGTTTTCATATGATAGTCTATGGTGAAGTTGTAGATGATATCAGACGCATTCAACAGTATTATACCAAGATGGCTATTGATTATCCTACCCTTGATAGAACAGGTATACAAACTAAAAGACTTCGTAGATTACCTAATTCGATGAATCTAAGTAGTGATGGATATTTTTGTATTCCATTAGATAAAAAATATGATTTAGAAACAATACTAAATTTAGCCAAAAAACCACATCTAGTTTCTTCTAGAATAGAAGGTGGATTATTAGAATGGCCTAATGTAAAATCAATGCAACTTTCTGATATAGAAGTGGAGATACCAAAACCTATTGGTAGATTACCACTATTACCTTGTTTACATAATGCTATTACTGTAGAGAACCCTAGCCACTATGCTAGAGTATATTTGATTCAATGGTATAGAGATTTATTATCATTAGGTGATAGACATATAAGTCTTGAAAAACAAGAAGAAATTATTGAAGCAATTATGACAGAATTAGAACTCATTGCTTCAGGAGAAGAGATTTGGTTAGATTGGGATGCTAATAAAACTAAAGGATATGTATCGGGCATTGTTAGAAAGGGATATAATGCGGCAGGTTGTAAATCTGTATTAATACCACAAGGATACTGTGTAGGTAAATGTTGGAGGTATACAGAATGAATAAATTATTAATTGACAGTAGAGAAGATTCAAAACTAACTGAAGAAGTTTTAATCAAATGTCATGAAATGAATATTTCATTTGAAAAACAATGGTTAGAAATAGGAGACTACACTTTTAATGATGTATGTTTTGAAGCCAAATCAACATATGATTTTTTATTATCAGTTCTAAATAAAAGACTTTGGAATCAATTAGATAATATGGATAGAGCCTTTGATAATAACTTAGTTATTGTATATGGTAATTTCAATGATGCCTATAAAGACTATCGCCAATATGGTAAATCACCATATGGTATGATTAAAAATAAATTTTATGGGGCAATGGGTAAAATAATATTAGATTTAGATTGTAATATTTTATTTGTACCTAACGAAAAGATTGCGGCACAATTGATTGCCGTAGTTTGTAAAATGCAACCCATCAATCGAGATGTATATAATCCTCGTTTAATTAAACAACGTAAGATAAGTACATCTGATTTAAGGATTGATGTATTAATGACTGTAAAAGGCATTAGTGAAAAGAAAGCCAAACTCTTGATAAAAGAATTTGGTTCTATTATGGAAATAGGAGAAGCAGAACCATCAGAAATTGCTATGCTAGATGGTTTCGGAAAAGTATTAGCACAAAGACTTTCAGAGGTATTAAACTCGGAAGAAAAACAGGTGATATAAATGGATAATAATGATAATGATTATATTGAATTAGAAGAAGACAGACTATATTTCGAGGGGTTATATGATACCAATCCGATACTAAGTCTAAAAGATAGAGCAACACCAAACAAAAATAATTTACCAAAGGTTGTTGAAGCCTATGTAAAAAGTGCTACTGAAGTATCAAAATATAATGAAGTACCTTCAGCAGTATCTTTCTATGTGCTATTAGGACAAATATGTAAAGACATGGTAGCAATACCTAGTGGTAGAAGAATAGACGATACAAGAGTACATTTTATTTGGATGCAGACATCGGGTACAGGAAAATCAACACTTTATGATTTCTTTGGGCCTGTATCAGATTTATCCTTTGAATTAATTAATAAGAAATATAATACTAATTTTGATGTATTTTCTATAAAGGATACTACTGATGCAGCATTAGTAGGTTCAATGGGAGAAGAGTTGGTTGAAGATGTAGATGATGAAGGTAATGTAATGAGAGTTAAACAACCTGTACAAATAATGGGTGCATTAGAAGGAGCAGGATTAGCAGCATATGATGAGTTCGAGTATTCCGGTGTCTTTAAACAAAGTCAACATAAAGAAAATGTTATTATGTATTTGAATACATTCATGAACTCATTACATGGAGAAAATTGGGTTATTACTAAGAAACTAAAAGATGGAGATACTATTGAATGTAGATGTCAACGTTCTACTTTTGCAACAACATATATCCCAACAATGTTGACAACAGTAATAGCAGAAAAAGGAGTGATGCAAAGAACTCTTATTTATATTAGGGAAGTACCTCAACATATACAAGACGAATTAAGAGATGCTATTATTGATGAAGTAGGTACAATTATCAATAGAGATTTACCTATTACTAAATTCGCAAATAACTTTCTATTAATGTATGAAACACTAAAGAGACATTTCGATGAGACAGATGGTAATCCCTTGAATACAATTAAATTTGGTAGAGGTATTACTGATGCTATTAAAAATGAATCATGGAAAATGAGAAATTATGTTGTAAGTAGTAGGCCGGAAGTATTTAACATTGCTAGTAATTTTATTACTAGATTAAATGGAACAATGGTTAAGATGGCAGTATTATCTTGTATTGCAGAAGCACCAAGTTTACCCGCAGAACAGAGATATATTGTAACTGAAAGACACGTAAGACAAGCATCATTTTTAGTTAGGCAATGTTATAAATCATTGGTATCATGGCTCGACACCGCACTGAAGGTTAAGCAGAGTAGTTTAGAAGACAGAGCCAACATGACAACCTTTAGAGAATTATATTTTAAAATGAAAAAGAAGGATGATGATTACGTGAATAAAACGGCTTTACTAGAGGAAGTTAGAAAAACTACCCACAAGGCTCAACCAAGTGTATACCGTTGGTATCGAGACATCAAACACAATTTTGAGGAAAAGAAAATAGGAAGAAGCGTATACATAAAAATAAAAGGAAGTGAAGAAAAATGAGTGATATATATGAACACCAATACTTAGTTTTTAGTGTTGGAGATGGCCCAAGAGTGATTAACGAAGCATTAAATGCATCCGGTAGAGAAGGTTGGCAATTGTCAACAATGATTACCGTAGGCAATGGAGAACACATAGTTGCATGGATGACTAAATGTGATACTATACATGCCCCTGACCCAACTAAATCTAAGGAAAGTGAAATAGCCGCACTATGGTCTTCATCTGAAGAAGAAGATGTTAAACCCAAAAGCGGTGGAAAGAAATGAGCGTAATGGCAATTGATATAGAAACCAAGAATTTTGCACACGAAATTGGCGGTTGGGGTAATACTCATATGTTTCAAGTTTCTACTGTATGTACTTGGAATGGTGATGTAGGAACAATATACATAGATAAATCTGTAGATGATTTAAAGAAAAGTAATGTTATAATTAAACCATTATCTCAATTAAAATTTGATTTAGATGACTTCCATAAAGGTGGTGGAATTTTATTAGGTCATAACATAATTGGTTTTGATTTACCTGTAATGAAAAACGCTATGGATATATATTGTATTAAAAAATATTTAGATGATAAATCATATATTGATACTAGTATGTTAATTAACAAACAACATGGGGAAAGATATAGTTTGAATAATTTAGTGCAAAATACATTGGGTGAAAATAAAATAATGGATAGTGCTGATGCTCCCTTAGTTTGGAAGTCCGGTGGATATTCTGAAGTAGCAGAATATTGTTTAAAAGACTGTCAACTTGTATATGATTTATGGCAATACGGCCAAAACAATAAAATGGTAAAGGGGTTCTCGTTAGAACAAGAAGAAACACTAGAATTAGGAGTTGAATGGTAAATGGCTACAACAATAGAATGGATTGTTTGGTTTATCTTTATTTGCTTTCTTTCATTATTGTTCTTTGCTGCCTTCGGAGGTTCAAAATATTCCGAAGATAACATTGATGAATATATGGAAAAATTAATTGAAGAGGAGAGAAGTCGTAATGGCTCTCGCTGAAATCTGCAAATTTTGTAATAAAACAACAATACCAAAAAGAATAAAGGGCAAGTATGTCGGTTCGGTAGAATCAATTTTAATTTGGCAATGTCGAGAATGTAAGGCTTTGTGGTCGCAAGAATAATCTTGTGGCTGCAAGGCCGCTTTTTTTTATGCAAAAATTTTTGACTTTAAGGTGTTTTATTTGGTATATAAACACGATACCTGAATAAGCGATTTTTTAAACATCACGAATAATGAATTTATAGCGTTGTACATTACGAATAAATTATTTTTATGTTAAAAAGGTAAAAAGTCTATGTTAACCGTATATAAAGAACGTAAAACTGATTGTGTTTTTTTTGCCGTTGCAATCATTTGTAAATATCAAGAAATAGAAATAATAAAATACTAGTGGTTTACTTTCTACACTTATGACAGACGACACTAATCAAAGAAAACACCATAATGGAAAATGTAAATGGATGAAAAATTTCCTAGAAGAAAGTTTTGGAGAGTGGGATGAATGAAATTAGACATTGACCACACAATGCGTTTCTTGGAAAAAGATATTCCAATTGATTTGTTTCCTTTAGATTCTCCTCTACTAAAATTGAGTTTATTTATAGTAGTAATGAGCGTCATTGTTGGCACTACAATTTATCGGTGGAATGTAAATCGTGAATGATACCAATTGGGATTATTGGGAAGCCATATTGGAAGGTATGATAATTGAACAAAGTGGATAAAGCCTTTTGGTATCTTTCTAATAAATTCTTAACTTGGTTAGTATTTAGAAAGAAAAGATAATATCATGATTCATCTGCAAATGGTACTGCCATTAAAGTACCTACTACATATGTAAGAGGACTACTAGCCTTAATACAAGTTACTACTAGCGAACTACCTGTATGATGAATCTTAGCCTCACTATTACCACCTGCATTAGTATGACCATTAATCATTATATTTGTTCCTGCTAAAACTGTAAGATAAGTTCCGGCGGCTGAACTAGTAAGAAGTTCATATGTATCTCCAACAGTTGCCGATGTAGGAAGTGTAACTGTACTTGTTCCTAAACAATTTATCATTGCTCCTGCATGAGTAGCATAAACTAATTGTAAGTTAGTATTATCCGCTAAATCAATTACTTTTCTTCTGAAAATTCTAGCACCACCTGTTCCTGATTTTGAAATTAGTGTTTCTTGTGTTCCTCCATCTAATGTTAATAATTCAACTGAACCATTAATACGGAATTTCATATCACCGCCTGATTTTCTATTTACAATATAAGTATCATTTTCAGATTGAGCAAAGTCAGTTGAAGCAGATGCAGATGAATCTGTAACTCTTAAATTTGATTGAGTACCATGTGAAATTTCTAATGCTGCATGGCTACTTGTACCCGAATAACTTGTTGCATTAACTAGTAAATGACCAGCACTATCAAATCTTGCTTTTTCTGTTGCATCTAATCTAAATGATATACCATCATAAGCAGATATAGCAAGCCCATCGGGATTAGCACCGCTATGGTCTTGTACTGTAATTGATGGTTGATTAGTATTTAAATGTCCTTCACGGAAATATAAACCTGCACCTGCTCCTACTTCGTAAGCATCAATTAACACACTACCCTCAACATGTAAAGTGGTATCGGGAGCATCAGTACCTATCCCAACTTTACCATCAGACAAAATACGCATTCTTTCAGTTGGTACTGTGGTGGCATCTCCACCTGTTGCTCTTGTACCAAAAACTAAATCTCCTGTACTATTACTACCTGTTCTTACATGACCAACATAAGCCCCCGCATAACTACTACTACTACCACTTTCTGAAAATACTATTTGTGGGCCTTGTCCATCAGTAGCACTATCGCCTGAAAGCATAATATGACCATTAACAGTATTAAAAGTTGAAGCGGCTCTAATTTCTAACTTAGCAGTAGGACTTGAAGTACCTATTCCAACGCTTTGTTCACTACCATCGAATCTAACGTATTCAGTAGAACCTGTTTTAACTACTAAATCGTTATCCGGTTCTAATTCAATATGTCCATCTGAACCTATATGCAAATCTTCTGATGAATCTGTATCAGCGTAGATATATGAGTCAGTAGAATCAAAGTAAATTTTCTTATTTTCTGCTACATATATATCTCCTGTAAGTCCAATGTCTCCCGCAACATCTAAAGTTTTAGCAGGACTTGTAGTGCCTATTCCAACTTTACCATCATTTCTAACAATTAATAAAGCGTTTGTATCATCTGATGTTGATTGGGTATGGGAAGAAGTAGCCTTTCTACCTACCATCCAAGAATCAGATAGAGAATAAGGTGTTCCCATATACCACTCATGGTCTGATTGGGCATCGTGCATGAATACACCAAGACCACGATAAGAAGCATCGTCATCTAATGCAAGCAAGGAAATACCCGCGTTGATGTAGTTATCTCCATTTCCTTTAAGTTCTAGTATTGAATAAGCATCTGCGGCAGTATCGTCATTGACATACAATCTCATCTGTGCATCTGCACCATAATCACTACTAACTCCAAAAGTGAGAACAGCATCATCAGTCCATATATTACCCCAAGCATTACTGCCACCAATAAAGACAGAAGCATTACTCGTTCTTTCAAACTTAGCAATAGCACCACTATCGCTACTTGCCACTTTTACATGGAAGATTTCATCAGGGTCTTCTGTACCAATACCAAGACTACCACCTAAAGGTTGTAAAACTATATTTCTAGCGGCATTACCACTAGTTCTTGCTTGTAGCCAAAGAGAGTAAGGAGAATCATTATCTAAACCAATTGCTAATTCTGAGTTTTCATTTTGTAATATCTGTCCTGCCGTAGCACCAAATGTTAATGATGGTGCAACTGTTGCTCCTGCATCTACATGTAATTTAGCGGCAGGTGCATTAGTACCAATACCAATTCTTCCTGCTGAACCATCTGAAAAGAAATTGTTAGCATCATTATCACTTTCAATTCTTACATCAAAGTCATTACTACTACCCTCATTAAATACAATATCTTGTGCGTTACCATCTACTTTTAGATACTGAGTAGAAGAACCGTTCTGTAATACATTAAAACTTACTGAACCATCTCCTTGATAATGTTCTATTTCAGCAGTAATACTTGCCCATTCTTTTATTTGGTCATAATCACTACCGTCATAGAACAATCCCTTGAATGCTATCTTACCAATTAAATCACCGCTTGCTACAGTATGGTCTTGTGGATTTCTAAATAAATCTAAAATTGGTCCTGCATTTCCATCATTATTATCATTTTCAATTACAAGAGAAGCCGCATTTGATACTGAACTTTTGATAGTTGTTTCTTGAGTTTGAGCATTCATTGTAATAGTTCCATCAGCGTTAACTGCTATACTTTGTATTCCTGAAATATCATTAACACTAAAGATATCTCCACTATTTAATGTTGGAGATATAGAGAAAACTTGTCCTTGAGCCCCTTCAAAAGATAGAGTATTATCATCTAGTATTTTCAAATCTACTGGACTGTTATCTTTACCTGTAAATGTAATCTTAGGGTGTGTACTTGCTACACCTGTATTTGGTGTAATTAAAATATCTTTATCACTATCTGCCATTATAAACCAACTCTTCCTCTTATATTATTAAATGATTGCACCACTTCTGCCGTTGTCAACGCAGTATCGTATATCTTTACGAGAGCAACTTGCCCATTAAAGTGTCCTGCATAACCCTTGCCAATCGTAATATTATGTGTAGCGGCTTCTGCGGCAGTTATTACTTCGTTATTAGTGCTTGAGAAATATATATCAGTATTTATGAGTGTTCCATTTTTATAATGTCTTTGTTCTGTGTTAGTAAAATCTCTCACGACAGTATAATGATGCCACACATTATCAACATTAAAATGAACACCTGCTCCTGTACCATTATAATAATTGGTACTAGCATCTGCACCATCTCCATAGTATAGCGTCATAGAACCACTTGTTTCATTTGTTATTGTTCCCGTACCATGATAACTTTTATTATAAATATTACATCTATTGTTACGATTATCTGATTTAAACAATAGTTCCCATGTTGCATCTCCTGTTAAATTATCTACTAAAGGAGTATCTCCTACTTGAAAATAATCATCACTTCCATCAAAATCAAAATATCCTGCATTGTTTGTACTAAATGTAGCACCATTAGTAACAGTGGCGGCAATATTTTGTATAACATCATAAACAGTAGTACCACTTCCGGCATATGATTTAGGATTAGCCGCATCATAACAAAAAATTAGATTACTAGGTTTAGATAATTTTGCTCCACCGGATACTCCCATCAGACAAACCTCCCTCTAGTAGCATTATAGTTTTGTAAAACTTCTTCATCAGATAGTGTTTTTCTGTATATCTTAAACAATGTTCCTTCTCCCTGCCAATTGTATCGAATACCATATCCACTAAATACCCTTAATATATCCATTTCAGTATCAGTTGCAGTATTACTATTAGTTGCTTTTACTCCATTAATGTAATGTTGTACGACTCGACCAGTAGTTACTGTAGTACAAAAATGATTCCAATTAGTTATATTTGTTGTTGGAAAATCTGTGCCGGAAGTACTAGTATGATAACCACTACCTTTTTGTCTCCATCTAAGAGTCCAATTAGTTTCATCAGTAATATGACAAACCCACCATTCAGTAGTATTGCCTGAACCACATAAACTGTTCCAAGAAGAAGGAGAACTTACTGTCTGTCTAACCCATATAGATAGTGACCATGCATCTTCATCATCTAAGTTTCCAAAATTAGAATCTAATGTTATATGTTTAGTGCTATCATCACCACCACTAGTACTATTTGTTTTAAACACATTACCATTGTTAGTTGGAACAGTCATATTAGAACCTAAAGTTCCACCATTAGAATTACCTGTTAAATCAACTAAGTCAGTTCCCGAACCTGAATAACATTTTACATTTGCGGCATCTAAGCAATATACTAAACTATCAGTAACAATATTAGTGCCATTGTTAAAACCCATTATAATTCCTCTTTATTAGGCCACATTGGATTACAACCTTCACAACCATTACTTTCCCCACATTTAAAAGGACAAGAAGTATAATCTACAGACATTATTCTTCCTCTGTTGTAAACTCTATTGGAGCAGGTTCTTCTTCTCCTTGCCATTCAGGATAAGTCAAAATTTCTTTTATTTCTTTATGTGTTAATGGTCCAATTGTATTTTTTAGTTTAGAAATAAAATATGGTTTTCTTCCTTCCCATTTTACAAATGTTCTTTTGTTATCGTTACTATAGCGTAGTGTATCTTTAGAAGTTTCAAGTACCTTTTCAAAATTAATTGAATCTATATCTGTTGTATTTAATATCATATATTTTCTCATAGTCCAAACCTCTTTCTATTTGCATCAAAGTTTTGTTTAACTTCAGCCGCAGTTAATGCTTTTTTATACATTCTAGCCATAGCCAGTCTTCCTTCATAATAAGTTCCTCCTGCTCCACTAGCCGCTTGTTTACTACAAATCTTCCAATCATTTTGGTCAGGAGTTCCATCTCCTGTTATATCACTAGGGTCATAAGATTGTCCTAATTCTCCATTCTTGTATATTGCTAAAAGATTGTCATTTTTCCAAGTCATAATAATATTATGCCAAGCATCTCTAGTAATACTTACACCTCTTTCTTTACTAGTATTTCCTGCTCTAACCCATGCCGCTACAAGATTATCAGTTGGGTGTCTCCATATTCCATGTGAACCCCCATAATCACCTCTTGTAAATATAGAAGACTTAAACGAATTAGACCAAGTAGCATCTGAAGGAACATATATCCAAACTTCTAAACTAAAGTCATCAGCAAATGTAGCAGGATAACCATTGTCAGTTATTGTCAAATTTTCATTAACACCATCAAAAGTAAAATAACCATCTGTACTATGAGTTGGACTATTAGCAAGAGATGTAACATTTCCCCCTGCTATATCAGTAGCACTAGAAAACGATTTAGGATTCAAAGCATCAATACAAACTTCTAGTTCTTGTACTACTTTTGGCCCATAGTGCATTAATACTCCACCACCATCTTTGCTATATCCTTTCTTTCTGCTTGAATGAAATAATAACAATTAATTCTATGCATCTTTTCATTTTCAACATACACTTTGTTATCTTCTATCTTAGCAACATATAGTCTTTGGAATCTAGTTTTACCTGTAAGTTGTACTGTTATAGTATCTTCATCTACTAATCCTAACCAATAATCCGGTAGTTCAATAAATCCTTCTGTACTATCTGCGGTTTCTAATGTTCCTCTAACATAAACACCATGTTCAGGACCTTCTAAAGAACCATGTCTTAATGTCTTTCTTTCTTTAGTTGGATGAGGAATAACGAATGATTTACTTGTAGCAGATAATGTTCCTGTTACTGTAACACCATCAGCACTTGTTGCTAATTTAGCCACATTATTATGATAAAGAGTTACTGCTCCATCTGTAATAAAAGTAGCCATATTTTCTGCGGCATCTGCCCCACTCTTTATTGCAACTTGACTTGAGTTAATTATTAAAGAACCAGTTCCTTCTTCATCTATATAAGAGTTAGAACCATCGTGATATATCTTTAAATCTGAACCTGCACCAAATATTAATTGATTATCGTCAGCATCAAGATGTAAGTTTCCTGTGTGTACTGAATCTCCTGTAATGTCTAAACCTCTAAATGAAAGTACACTACTATTTGTAATTCTCATTATGTTAGAGCCGCCATCATCAATCCATACTCCATCATTTCCATCTAATCTCAATAGACCTGTATTACTGTCAACGTAACTGTTACTTCCATCATGGAATATTTGTAAGTCTTGACCTGCACCTAATCTTAATCTTGTATCATCAGTAGGTATA